GTTTTGACCCAACAGGAGACACTGTTCAAAATGTCGTTACAGTTAACTTATGTAACAAAAAAGTAAACCAACAATTATGTCCTTACAGTTTGTATGATACATATTTGAGTCAGTATTTATCTGATAGCAATTTCCAAGAATCTGTGCCTTTTGAGCAAATCATTCTTGAAGATATCGCTAACAGAACTGCTAACCAAATTGAATTACAATTATGGAGAAACTCTACTGCAACTGGTTCTACAGTTTACAACAGTCAGTGTTTTGATGGTATCATCAGATTGATTACATCTGCTAACGGTGCGACTCCTGTAAGTTATACAGCGGCTACTGCAACAAATGGTCTTGATGTATTCACATCTTACTACCAAGCAATCCCTGAGAATGTATTACACAGAGATGACTTAGTTATCTATTGTGGTTATGCTGACTACAGAGCGTTGGTAGCGTCAATGAGAAACAACTCATTCATCAACTTGTTCACAGACCCAACTGGCGTTGCTACTGAAGGTTCTGATTGGGGTGTAATCCTTCCAGGTTCAAATGTAAGAGTAGTTCCAACTCAAGGTCTTACTGGTCAATCTAAAGTATATGCAGGTCCTGCACAATACATCATGATTGGTATGAACGCTGAGATGATGACTCAAAGAGCAATGTATGACCCGTTTGAAGACATCGTGAAATTAAACTTACACGCTACTTATGGTGTTGGTGTATTCTCTGTGGATTCTTTCGTAGTTGCTGGCTAATCTAATAAACCTAAATTAAAAAACTAAAAATTATGAGTTGTTTTATATCAAGTGGGTTCGCTTTAGATTGTAGAAATGCTTCAACTGGTGGTTTGCAAACTATTTGGATTTTGGGTGATTCTGGAAACACAATCACATCATGGACATCAAATGGTGATAACCAAGTTACATCGGTTACTGGAACAGGAACTTTCTATAAGTTTGAACTTACTAAACAAGGCTCTTCATTCACTGAAGACATCGGGGTGAACACTACCGCTCAGTCAGTAGTATTCCAACCGACATTGGTAATGAACTTACCAAGAATGGACAAGGATTTGAGAAATGTATTCCAAAATCTTGTTTCACAAAATAACATCTTTGCAATTGCAAAAGATAACAATGGTCGTTATTGGTCAGTAGCATGGCAAAACGGAGCATTGGTAACTGCAGGTTCTCTTGCTTCAGGATTGGCTTACACAGACCTTAACGGTATGTCTGCATTGACTATCGTTGGTGGTGAACCAAACGCGACACAGGAAATCTTAATTCCTGCGGGAGATACATTACAAGATGTATTCACAGGTATTACAGTAGAACTATAATATCAATAATAAATCGGCACCCTTCAACCCTGAGGGGTGCCTTTTTTTAAGCCAAGAACAAACAAATGAAGTGGAACGGTAGAACATACAGACCAGCAAACGCACAATACATAACAAAGAAAAAACCCTTTGATTTTCAGGAAGCATTAAAACCATATGGTGAGAAAGAATTGCCAGTTTGGAATGCCATTGTCGCTGTGAATAACGAAACAACATCAATCCCAACTACCCCAACTCCGACCCCTTCAAATACGCCAACAGGGACACCTAACCCGACTCCTACACAGACAGGAACACCAACTCAAACTCCTACAGGAACTGCAGCGGTGACTCCTACTCCGACTAACACAGGAACTCCTGCGGTTACTCCGACAACAACACAGACACCTACAACAACCACAACTTTAACTTTAACACCTACTCAAACAAGTAGTCCAACTCCGACACCAAGTCCTCAACCATCAGGAACAACTGAAGCAAATACCTATTTAAGAGCGGTGGTTGATTCAGGTGGAACAGGTATTACCTCAACCGTATCTGCGGCAACTGTAACCCTATTCACATCACTTGTATCTAATAATCTTTGGGAATCTGTATCTGTAATGTATCCGATGCTGGGTGGTGTGAGTGCATCTTGTAAGTTCAATGCTAAAAATCCTGTTGATACCAATGCTGGATTTAGATTGGTATTCAATGGTGGTTGGACATTCAACGCATCAGGAGCAACCTCAAATGGAACGAACGCATTTGCCAACACATTCTTCTCATCATCAACACTCAATATAAATAGTCAGCACTTGTCTTTCTATATGAGTAATAACAGTTCAACTGTAGGTGCTGGAAAATGTTATGGTGGTTCAAACGCAACAAGAGCAAATTATATTGGTCAAGATGGAACACCATTATTTTATTATGGTATTGGTGGGTCACCAGGAAATACCGTTGCTGGAACAATCAATACACAGGGTCTAATTATCGGTGCGTCAAGTGGTGATACTAATGAAGGCTTATACAGAAATGGAACACGATTAAATAGTTCAAATACTGGTGGAAGAATTGCGGTTACACCATCAATCTATATTGGAGCGATGAACAACAATGGTTCAACAATCCAATACTATGGAAACCAATATAGTTTCGTAACCATCGGTAGTGGATTAAGTCAATCACAAGTGAATACTCTTACAACTATAATAAACACATTCCAAACCACATTAGGTAGAAATACATTCTAATATGACTGAACAAGTAGCAATTTTAACAATAAATCAAAAGGATAGTTTGGTGGGACAACTGGTATGTCCTGATGTATATTTCAACCCAACATTAGACGCAAATGTGAATTGGTTCATCTCTGATGAGGAAATCATGAACTCAATTTACCCTGAACATGAGTGGGTCAAAGATTTAACTTTGAGTGATTATGTTGGACCATACATGCCACCACAACCAAGCCCAATTCCTTCAGGAACGACAGAGTATGTTGGCAGTTAAAAAGAAAGTAATTGTTGATGAGGTTGAATATGAAGGTTATGAAATATTCTCTGTTGAATGGGAATTAAAAAATAACTTATTTGGAGTTAAGGTTATTTATACTGATAACGACACAAACACAAAGAAACTAAAAACCCATTACTTTAGAGTTGGAGATGATGTTAACATAAATGAAATAATAGACGAGATACACAAATTACATGGCAAGGACATTCTTTAGAAAAAAGTTTACAAACTATTTGGGAGAGCAAAGAGCGATAGATGATATTGTCTTGTTTTTTACTGCTGATTTGGTGCCAAGCCCAACTCCTACGCCATCGGTTACACCATCACATACACCTACCCCTTCAATTACGCCAAGTTCAACACCAATTATTAGTGTTACTACAACACCTACGCCGACTCAAACAAACACACCTACAACAACCACAACTCTTACAGCCACACCTACAAGCACACCAGAGGTAACAACAACTCCTACACAGACATCTACTCCGACTCCTACTACAACTACCACTTTAACCGCAACACCTACTCAAACCGAAAGTCCTACTCCTACCCAAACTCAAACAGGAACTCCTGCAGTAAGTCCTACACCATATCCTGTATGTCCATCTGAATTGATATTGAGTGCCACAACTCCAAACTTATTGTATGGATTGTATACAAGAGCAACAATATACACAGGTGGAACATTTGAATCGGTATGGTATAATAGTGAAAACTTAACTTTGAATTATGGGACTAATCCTGATGGTGGTGAGTATATTGCATACCAAACCAATTCAGGTTCTGACTATACTTCATTGTTCTGGGCATCTGATAGTTTAGGTCATAGTGGTAAATGGACCATTATGTATTCAAGTGGAGATACAATCTTTAATGGTGGTGCTCAAACAGCAGATGTGGCAATTCTTGATTCAAACGCAATATTTGATGGTGTATGGTATTATCCTCCATCAGGTCATTTACAATTCAATGGTGGTTATATTCAATACGCTGCGGTATGTCCTACACCGACTCCTACTCCGACACCTGAATCTACACCAACCTCAACTCCTACAGGAACACCAAACGAAACTCCAACTCAAACTGCGAGTCCTACACCTGAACCTACAACAACTCCTACTCAAACTCAAACCGAAACTCCGACACAGACACCAACTCCTACAGGTTACTTAAATGCTAATTTGGTTGCTGGTCAAGGATATACTGGTGGTTATTCTGTTGATGGAAATAGTTGGTCACCAATTAACGATGGTGCTCCTATTACTGATTTTGCATTATCATCGGTCGCTCACAACGGAACAATTTGGGAATCAATCGGTTCAAGTTATAGTTATATTACAAGTGCA